GTAATTGGTTACTAACTCTTGCAGCTCTTCAATTGTTTTTATTGAGCGAGGGGGCATTATTAGTAGTCCTTATGGTTATTGCTAGTAGGTATTATACAGCATTTAACTAAATACATAAAAGAACATAGAGCAGGCTAGAGCGCTCCACCACACTATCAACCCGATTACTATACAAGCAATAATCATTCTCATTACGTCAACCATGTAAATAAAAGTGCATAAACAGCAACTTCAAACATAAATAGAAGTATGTTTTGCGTGTTTACCAGTGTTGATACTGGTGTCTTTGGCTCTACAACCCCACTACCTATTAAAAAAAATATAAAAGCTATCATATATATATCATCACTTTTTTTAAGTGTTTATCTAAAAAATACTGTCATAATACTTTCTCTCTATGTGGGCTAAACCACTAAACTTAACTTATTCCTAATATCTAGCGATGCATCAACCGCGCCAGCTCCTAGGCTATCCATGCTGACTGGTTTGTCAGTGCCGTATTCAGTCATAGACATTGTGAAGTCTTTTGCTCTCATAGTAATATCTTGAATAAACTTCTCAAGCGCAAAAAGACCACCATCAACCACCACACACCCAGCCAACTCACCAATAACATTGGGATACGAATCTAGCGTTAATGTATTCTTTACAGGATCTATAGCGACTAACATTTCAACGCCAAAATGATTATCTATATAATAAATTTGTGTATCTAAAAACTCTTCATAATCTTTCATTTCTTTCTCCCAATTAAAAAAGCACCCAAACCGTAAAGCGATTAGCCGTGGTTTTTGGTTGGGTGCTGTAAATTTTATAACACATGCCTTGAACGGGTCTGCGCTTTGCTTGCCCGTTAAGAGCGATGTTAGCTGTCACTATCTGCACATATCTCAGCAAATTCTGGTATAGGTGTCATTTCAAAGCTTTGGTCGGGTTGCGGCTTGTCTGCAAGCATATCGCCAAATGATATTTCAAAGCCCTTGAATAATGGTCTTTGGCTGCTGTCCTGCATTGCTGCGTACTCAATTAAATCACTGCCAAGCTTTGTTGCCTGCTCTAATGTTAAATATAATTTTTTCATTGTCTTAGCCTCCACAGCTAACAAATAAATGTTTCGGACTGCTTTCAGCATCCGCAAATTAAGGGGTTATGCTTGACACCCGTGAGGGTTATACACTTTTGCTAAACTATCCGTGCATGGTTCGCAAACATACACAAAATCACCCTCATTATCTGAATACAGATCTTGCATATCCTCTTTTACGCAATTGTCGTGGCAGTGGTAACACTCATGTATTGAGGCATCTTTGCAGATTGCATTTATATTGCTCATAAAATTTCACTCCTGTCGCAGTATTCAACAACAAACATAACATCAGGGTTTTCAGCCTCTTGCGTGGCCAAATCACCTCGCAATAATTCTGCATCTTTTGGGGCTTTAAAAAATCGTATGTTGTCATAAGTTTTGTTTTTAAAGTCTATTTTACAAACGCTATAAACCATAAATGTCTTATATGGGTAACTCATATCTATAACTCCAGCATAACAATTAAAAGCAGTCGGATTGTTCCAACCGCTGTTTACGTGGTTATTTGTAATACCACTCATTATGTTTCCACACTGTAATAATCATTCTGTTTCTGTGGTCTTCAAAAGTCCTAAATGTTGCTGTTTCAGCATCATAAACTGTATTGCCTGCATAACCATCCTCACCACTAATACGACTTACGCAAACGGACTTATCTTCTGGCCGTTCTCTATATATACTTTTCCATTCTTTGTGCTCCATAACTCCTCCCGTAACTCACACATAACAACCAGTTGCAGCGGATACCCGCTGAACAATCTGGTTATGTGTCTTTAGCGTATTTATAAACGCCTACTAAATAATCCTTACATCTTTGGCAAATATGGTAAGCCTTTTCTGTCCACTTACCGTCTGTTTGCCTTAAATGCACTCTTGCTTCTGTCTTAACGTGTCTCATGCAGTAATCACACATAAAAATTCAATGCAGCGGATTCGTCGCTGCGCTCCTCTCAGCTGATTTCTGGGTTATGTGTCTTTCAGTGCGTCCGTTGCTTGCTGCATTTTGCAGTCACTCAATTTACCACCATCAAAATTAATACAGTCATTAAGCAGGTCATTTAATGCGTACTTAAGCATCTCTATTCTGGTTGCCGCTTCAGCACTTGGCCTATATGTTCCACTACTGTTATCACGTAACCACTTGCACAAATCTTTATCTTTCATTACTCCTCCCGTAATTCACACATAACAAGGCCATTAAAACGGACTAAAGCCGCTTATAACTGGGTTATGTGTCAATATTGCTCTACATCAATAATCAAGCACATCTCTTTATCTTCAAGCTTTCCCTTATCCACAAAATCAGTTTCAAAGTTATCAGCATCAATATAGGCTCTCACGCCTTCCCATGTGGCCATCACTGGCATATTATCTGGGTACTTTTCAAGCTCGTTTTTAAGCTCTGAAACAGTTAATGTTTCCCCCGCTTCATGGCCTAACTCAAATCTAAATGTTTTCATAGCATCTCCCGTAACTCACACATAACAACCAGTTGGTGGGCTTTAACTCCCACCGTACACACCCCACAAGCCCATTACACACTTTACTCGCCTACCTGTTGCATAGGGTAATAAATCAATTAGATTAGGGCTGTAGTGGTTTCCGGCTATGGTTATCATTTGCAAGCCTTTACAGTGCCATCTTGGTTATAAGCAACTGTTGCACCGCTAGTAAACTGCAAATATAAAACGCCATCATGGCAAGTTTTTGATGCGCCACCTGTTACCTTGGCGCTAAATCTATCCCAAGCACCGCAACCACTAAGCACTACACACATAAAAATCACTGATAAATATTTCACTTCTCTACTCCTTTAAGCTTTTCTGCTTGTTTTACGTTACGGTAATTCTTTTGCTTACACGCCTTAGAACAAAACTTTTGCCATTCTTTGACTGGCTCAAATTTCTTTCTACAACCCTTTAAGCTACATTTTGTCTTTTCATTTTTCATGCTGTAAGCGTAACAAAGGGTTATGCATAACGCAACAAATACTTTAGCTTTATTTATCGCCCCGAATCTTTTCTAGTACGCGCTTTTTCTTTCTGAATATTTTCTTTATTCGCTCATAGTAATATTTAGAAAAGTCTCGTTTATGTGTTTTCCAGTATTTAGCATCGGCTTCAAATTGCTCAAACCTTTCAACGCCTAGCCTTTCCTTAAGATTATCTCGATAGTCGTGAATATAATCCTCCTGATGCTTATTGCTTGCCTTGGTTGCCTTGTGTACGTTTCTAAGGTCAAACCTCATAGCGTTATTAGCAGCTCTTGAGATAAAGTGGGCTGCATCACTGTCATTGCCATTCCAGTCAACAGGAGCGCCTGTATTGATACATGGCTTATCTTTATCCCTGTACCTTACATATTCATTAAAAGCTTTCTGAGCGTCTGCTTGAAGGGTATTCTTTGGCCTATCCTGCTTATTCCTAGCTTTTATTTCTTTGGTCTTGTTGTCGTAAGCCTTTTTCTTACCATAGCTATAAGCGCAATCCATTGAACACATATTACCTACAGGGAGCTTTATCATTTGCTCTCTAGGGAATCTATCTTTGCAGTTTGTACACTTAAGCGTTGCTGTTGGCATCACTCACCTCTCTATAACCCTTACATGATACGGTCGCTTTGCGCCGCATATGTTTTTGTTATGCGTCATAGCTGTTGTATTTTTCAATAGCTATCAGTGGATCTTGGTAACTGTTGCTTGTCTCGCTTTGTCCGTCATAATAGCGAACTCTATATCTAAGCTGTGCAGGGTTGAATTTTAGGTCTTTAGCTTTGTGCGTTTTTGCAGTACAGCTACTTGCTAAAACTATTTCTTGTTCCATTGCTGGCATAATTTCTTCAATGGTTACGGTGTGCATTTTAATATCCTCTATCGTTTCAACGCATAACAAGGCGCTGCACTGGATTCGTCATATCATTTTTCGTTTCACTCATCATTCATTCCTCACTCGTGAGCTTGGGGTTATCTCTCACTATCTAGCATCTCACTATGTCTATCAATCAAGCGCAAAGCGTAGTTCATCAGGAACCGTTAAACCCCATCCTTCACTTATTGCTAAATTCTGATAACTATCTAAGAATTCTTTATTCTGTTTAACCGTAAAGCTATTAGTTGTTATACCTGCAACAAAGGATTTCATACATTGCTGGTACTCCATTTGCATCCCTTGGGTTTTCAGGTTGCGGATAACATCAATGGTATCTGATGAATAAACACCGTTAACTTGTATTCTGTCGCGGTAGAAAATAGGTACAGCTAGCTTAAGCATTATTCGATTTCTTATCTGGTCGTGCGTGTGTCCTGTCTGCTTTGCTACCTCACCATGCCACATATGACCTAATCGCCTTTGAGCTTGGCTTCTATCCTGTTTAACCTCTTGCACTATAATTTCTGTCTTTGAGTCCATATCGGCCTCTAGGATGTATTTAATAGCGTTACCGCGCACAGTTTCATTGGCTAATAGATAATGCATTTGCTATTACCCTCTATTCTTATTCATGCCTATACTCCCTGCTCTAAATCTTTGATTCTGTTAAGTAAAACATTAACCTTAATCTTTAGGTCAATATTCTCTCTCTCGGCTAAATAAGATTTAGTAGCCTTTCTGCAAAGGTCTTGATATTCAAATAAATCAATAATCTCCTTAGCTAAAAAAATATCATTAAAGTTTGAATGTATGCCTCCTTTTTCAGGGATAAGCGATATAAGCATTTCACCATTTGCGGAGTTTTCTTGCCGCCACCCTAATACACCACAACTTCTCAATAGAGAATTAATATCCCTCATATCAACCTCCCTTACGCACTAATAACCACTCAGCAACAAGCTTGTTTATCTCGAAATCGCTTAACTTGGTATAATCGGTTTTTTCTTGCATAAGATTCTCCAAAACATTATCCAAACTTAAAGTAAAGCGCAGTGGTCGTTTGGAAACCGGATTAAGTAATTACTCAAAATCTTTTACTGCACCCATTTATATTAACACCCTATAGATATTATTCAAGGGGTTATCTCTCTACCCTCTAATAGTCGTTAAAATTATCGCTTAGAATCTTCCACAGCTTTTTTAATGTAATCCTCAATCAGGTGGCTAGCCTTTCTATTTTTACCGCCTAGCTGGCCTCTATTGAACTTCTCTAAAGCCTCTTGAGCGCAGCTTCTAGCAATTGATGGCTTAGCTTTCTTGGCTGTAGCGCCGTTAAATACTTGCTTATAAACAAAATCTTGTGGATTCATATCAATGCGCCCTTAACGGTACGCCCTCCTCGCTTTTAACTGTTGTCACGCCTATTTCTTTTTCAGCACCCTCAATATCAATATTCATAGCCTTTGCAAGCAATATCACATCACGCGCTATGGCAGCCTTATAGTTTGATACTGTTATTTCTAGCTCAGGGAAAGACTCATCATTAAGCCATGCTGCATAACCTGTCTCATCACAAAACCCCATGCCTTCGCATTCCTCCATTTCGTGACCGCAGTGAAAGCACTCTTTTTCGCAGTCACATTCGACCTCGCAGATATAATGATGCTCAACCTCTTCTAGCTGAAGCTTTGCCCACGTTTCAAAATCCACTATTGTTTTCATCTCATTTTCCTTTTATTTAAATAAATCTCTTAGCTGACTGATATTCTCGCTAGCTACTTGCACGCTTTGTTTTTTGGTATTGCTTAAACGGCGCTTCTTTTCTTGGCTCAGGTTCTGGCTCTCTTGGCTTTTCTCCAAATAAATTCTTAAACTTAGAGTGACCTAAATCAGAATTAAGAAAATCGATTCCTGTCTCACCATTACGGAACTTAGCTGTAATTAATTCAGCAACGCCCTTTCTGTCTGTATTCTCGTTATAGACTTCATCACGATATAAAAACCAGATAATGTCAGCATCTTGCTCAATTGCGCCTGAGTCTCTTAGGTCGCTCATCATTGGTCGCTTGTCTGCTCTAGTTTCTAGTGAGCGGTTAAGTTGCGATAAAGCAATAACTGGGCAATTCATTTCTTTAGCTATCGCTTTTAAGCTGCGGCTAATCTCTGAAACCTCATTGGTACGGTTTTCGCTTTTGTTAGTTCGCATTAACTGCAAGTAATCAACAATAATTACATTTAGCTTTCCATGTTTTCTCATCTCTCTTAATGCTCTAGCCCTAACCTGCTGAGGTGTTAAGGCGGGTCTGTCATCAATAATAACTGGATTATCTTTCACCCATTTTGTAGCACCTGCAAGCAATGGCCAATCTTCATTCTCCATAGTGCCTTTAGTTAATCGGTTAAGGTATATATTGCCCCTACTTGATAGCATTCTGGTCATTAATTGCTCAGCGCTCATTTCCATTGAAAATACTAGAGTTGCTCCCTCTTTGTTTTCCAGTGTGTTCTGAGCGATATTCATAGCTAGCGTAGTTTTACCCATTGAAGGGCGAGCAGCTAAGATGATCAAGTCTGTTTTGTTTAATCCTCCTATCCTTTCGTCTATATCCTTAAAGCCCGTAGGAAGCCCTACAGCGCTTTTTGAATTACACCTAGCCTCTATATCAGAAATAACCGAAAGCATCACAGAATCGAATGAGCGCTCTTCTAGGGCTGTAAAATCTAACCCGCTTACATGAGATAGCGCGTTATTTATTTTTTTCTCACTATCAGGCTCGTCTGAGTAAATATCATTAGCCATCATTTGAGCGGCGGCTAGCACATTCCGCTCTTTGAATTTGTTGATTAGTATTTTAACGTATGACTTGAATTTTACAGAGGCTGGTGTGTTGGTAATAATCTCAGCAATGTAAGCCATGTTTGGGTTATCGCCTGCGCTGTTCATAGTGTCGGTTATGGTCATTGCGTCACACTCTATGCCGTTCTCATTTGCAAACAACATGGCGCTAAATATCTTCTGATGCTCAAGATCAAAGAAATGCTCTTTGGTTAATTGGCCAGCTGCATCAGCGATCAAATGATTATCTAGGAACAAAGCGCCTATAACGCCTTGCTCAGCTTCAATGCTTTTTGGTTGCTCAAACATACTTACCCTCTAAAACTTTCACAAAGTTCTCTAATTTTGTCAGCCATTGAAAATCCGCTGACCAGTTTGACCCTAAAACCCTACCGCTAAGAAACTCTGACTGATTAACGGCTTTGAAGTAAGTTAACCAAAATTCTAAGTTATCACAAGAAAAATCTTTATCTTTCCATCTGGCCTTGATTTGCTTTTTTCTTGTGTCAGTAAGTTTTGCCACCCTTGGGAGTTCAGGGCATTCTGTGTGATAAATATCTATCACTTGTTGATAGGGTATCTTTTCAATTACTGGTGCTTCATACAAGTCATCTTCTGATGACGTAAGAGTATTATGTATCTGCTCTGTATCTGTATCTGTCTCTGGGGGCGTTACAGTAACAGTTTTGGAACGTTTCACTTTCTCCCTGTGTTTCTTGACTCTATCCGTAGAGGTATCTGATTTATATTGCTTTTTTCTCCATTGTGGAATACGAAACGTTTCACTATCCGTTGCAGATGAAACAAGTAATTCGACCTCTTGAAACGCCATGAAACACGATGAAACATTCTCAATTGTTTCACGTAACGCGAATGCTGTTTCGTTTATCGTTCCAATATGACCATCTTTATTAAGCATGGAAGCGTGGCAAAGTAGATTAATATAAATCTTAAATTCTTTGTCTGTGAGACTTTGAACAACTGGGTCATTCAATAGTTTGTTGTTGTGCAATCGTAACCATTGCATTTATGTTCCTCTCATGTAAATATTTAACCGATGCGGGTTGCAGCCCTACTCGGTTTTTTTATGTGTAATCAACACCAACTGACTGAAGCATAAGCGCCTGTTCTAGTGTTAAATCTTCTCTCATCTCGTTAAGTACATTCTCAGCATTTTTAATTCCATGCGAGAAAGCTAACCTTAATAATTCAGAATGCTTTATGCCGCTATCGTGAGATATGGCCGCAGCTTTATCAGCTACAATAGTCGCTGTTCTAAAACTTACTTGCTTTGATAATTGCACTTATAATTCTCCTTTGTTTGATTTGGTTTCATTATAAACCAATACATATAGAGAATGCAAAGCCTTTTGTGTGGGTTTGTGGTAGAATTGTTGGATGAAATTAATCATTGCAGGCGGCAGAAAATACGTTTTTACAAGGGGTGACGCTAAGAGAATTGATGCTATAAACCCTAGTGAAATTGTAAGCGGTGGCGCTACTGGAGCGGATGCAGGCGGCGAAAAATATGCAAAGGTTAAAGATATACCGCTAAAGCTTTTTCCTGCTGACTGGAGTATAGGAAATAAAGCAGGGCCAATTAGAAATACTGAGATGGCTAAATATGCCGATGCTGTCGCTTTGTTTAAAGGCGGCTATGGTACTGCTGATATGTATAAGAAAGCTGTAGCAAATGGATTAACTATTTACGACTTTCGCTAATCCCTAGCATGATCTAAACACCCTACATTTAATACCTATAATCCCTTTTTATTTTTAATTATTTTCTTTACTTTTGATTTTCAATCATTAAACTAGATAGAAATTAAGGAGAAAAACATGGGTAAATCAAATAAAGAATATAACGCTGAGCTAGATGTGACTTTGTTACTTCACGGCCTAAAGGCTGATGATATTGACTTGCTAGATGTTCTGGGTTGGATTGGTGAAAGTGGCGGCAAGATGAGAGAAGAGATGCTAGAGATAGTATCAGAGGCTTTACGTAAATATGATTACTTTCGGACTAATAGACTGCTAGAGGATGAGTTAGAATCTCATTTTGGATAACCCCGCTATTCAGCGGGAATCCGCTGCAATGAGTTGTTATGCTCCATTGGAGAAAAGAATGATTAATTTTTTAAAAAGATTTTTTGGTAGGAATGTTATTGACGTTAAGAAGCTAACAAATACTAGTGGTAGTTTTTCATTATTAGAGATAGAAGATGATAAGGATTATTTCATTATAGTTGATGATAGGGTTGTGAATATTGATGATATTTTGCGCCGCAAATCGGTACGTCAAAATCAGTTCACTATAGTTAGAACTAGAAGAACATAACCCAAAGCTAAACGGTGAGGAAAGATGAGCGAAGCGAAGAAAGACGAGTCCGATTTTGAGCGCCTTGTTATGTTCGTTTGCCCTGTTTGTGGGTGCAGCAGGTGGGGCAATACAATTAGAGGTGGTGTTGATTACGGTTTATGTAATGGCTTTCGGCGCATGAATGATAAATACCTTAGATGCCAGTATAGCTGGAAAAGAACATAACAAAACTATTAACGGGCAAGCTTGCTTGTCACGTTCAATGAAGGGTTATAAATGAATGATAAAGACCTCAACTTACTTATAAACAAAGCTAGAGAGGCGGGGTATAAGCTAGGTAAGGAGTTTTGCGGGGTTGAGCCTAATATAGCGTTTTATGGTGAGGGCAATCATCCTGATATAATTAGAGCGTTTGAGAATGCTTGGATTAAAGCAGCAAAAATTGAAATTGCAAAAGAAATAAAAAACCAATAGATAGGAGTTACAAACGTGACAAAGATAATCTACGAAACACACGCAAACGGCCACTGGAAGGAGCTTTTTAAAAGTAAAAATAAATTACTTGGTGGGCACAACTTAGTAGAGGGTGAAGAAATTTGTGCCACTATTGCCAATGTTGGTACAGATCAAGTTTATGACAAAGAAATGAAGGGCAATAAAGAGCTTGTTGTGCTGCATTTTGAGGGCGGGAAAATACCTCCTATGGCTTTGAATGTAACCAACTCTGAGACTATTGCTATGCTACATGGGAACACCTACCCGCAATGGCATGGTAAAAAAATACTCATTCATACAGCAAAGGTTAAAGCTTTCGGTAAAGAGCATGATGCGCTACGGGTTAGGGCTAAGATCCCACGCGATGAGGACTATTCACAGTTTGAGAGTCAATTGCGCGACTGTAAGACCATGCAAGAATTACAAAAAATATTCTTGTCGTTTGATAAGCATATTCAGGGCGCTGTCACTAAAGTTAAAAACGAAATGAAGGTGAAGCTAGCATGAGAGTAATAGATTGTGAGCAAGGCTCTCAGGAATGGCTAAAAGCTAGACTTGGTGTGATCTCTGGCACTCGCCTAGAGAATGCGTTTAAACACTCCGAGGCACTTAGAAATCAATTGCTAGCTGAAAAAATGGTAACTTATGTTCAGCAAGAAGGCACAAGCAGAGATATGGATAGAGGCAACGCATTAGAGCCATTAGCCCGAAAAGAATATGAGCTGCAAATGGGATGCGATGTTGAGGAGGTTGGCTTTATCCTGCACCCTGAGCGTGATGATATTGGCCTTTCGCCAGATGGCATTATTAATAGTGGCGTTAAAGCTGTTGAGATTAAATGCCCTAAAAGCCCTACACATATCGAATATATGCGAAGTGGCACAGTGCCAAAGAAATACCTCTTTCAATTGGCCGCGTACTTTCTAAATATTCCACAATTAGAAACAATTGATTTTGTTAGCTATGATGAGCTAAATGAGGTTAAATGCTTAAGCGTTGCAACACTTACGCTTGATGATATTTTAAAAATGGAGTATCTGAAAAATAAAACTATCGGCAGTATGGAAAACCTGAAAGAAAAAGTTTTCGATTTTGCTGATTCAATTCACACTGAATACAATAACTTAGTTTTTTAAGGAGCTATAAAAATGAGAGGCGTAAATAAAGTAATAGTCGTAGGTAATTTAGGTCAAGACCCTGAAAGCCGTTCTTTTCCCGATGGCGGCACTGTCACAAATATAAGTGTTGCTACTTCTGAATCATGGAAGGATAAGAATACAGGGCAACAGCAAGAGCGTACCGAATGGCATCGCGTAGTGTTTAAGCAGCGTCTTGCAGAAATTGCAGCTCAGTATCTTAAGAAAGGCTCTAAGGTTTATATTGAGGGTAAGCTCCAAACCCGCAAATGGACTAACCAACAAGGGCAAGATCAGTACACGACAGAAATACAAGCGCGTGAAATGCAAATGCTTGATAGTCGCGAAGGTGCAGGTGCTCAGGGTGGTTATCAGCAACAAGCACCACAACAACAGCAAGCCCCTCAAGCAGCCCCTCAAAGCGCTGACAACTTCGATGACGACATTCCATTTTAAAGGTGAAACAGATGATTGATGATAGTGAGCAAGCAGAGATTAATGCGCGAGTTGTAAGACTTGGAACTCAAGAAACAAAAACAAAAAAACGCCTTAAGGTTGTTGAGGAGCGTTTAGCGGTATTTGAAAAGACCGATGTAGAGGAGTACTTAGATCAAATAAGGGCTGACGTTGTAGAGGTACACAGCCAGTATCAAATGCTGATAATGAAAACAACAACGCTTACAGAGCTACGTTACTTTCTAAAAGGTGATATAGAGCGCCAGAGTAGAATTATATCAGGCGCTATTTCTTGCTTTGATATGCCTGATGAGTGGTGGCGAAACACAGAAGCTATGACATTACTTGACCTTTGCAATACTTTTGATAAGATAGGCAAAAACCAGTATGAAATAGCATCAAAAACATTAAATTGAGGTGATTTATGGCAAGGCCAGATAATGATATTTTTAATAGGCATGGGTTTGTTGGTGAGACTGATAAAAAAGTAACACTTGATATTAACGCACACACAGAGGCTTTTTTAGCTTCTGGTGGCGTTATTGAAGACTGCGGTAGTTACAATGATGATAATATTGTAACAATGGTTGACAGTAATGGTTGGTTTAACTGGGGTGAGGAATGAAAAAAATTACTATACCTAGAGGCTGGCTTGGCATTAAGTACAACGCTAACCCTAAAGTAGGTGAGTTCTATATAACTAGTAAGGGGTTTGTTAATCAGTGTACGGTTAAAGGTGAGGCTGTGAATAAAACCATAGTAAAGCGTTTAAAGCGATAACAAAACAATTAACAGGCAGCTATGCTGTCACGTTCAATGAAGAGTTATAGGCTGTTCACTACACTAAACCGTACATTAGTAATGCACAACTAAAAATAATGTACGGAGTATACTTATGATCAGTATAACCCTTAGCTCAGTTTTTGGCGTAAGCGCCAGCGAAACGACAATCAAATGCAGCGTTTTGTTATGCGCTGCTACGGAGAATAGAGATGGGAATACAGACGACTTATAGGGTGCATATTATGTACTCAACAGACCTTAGCGCACATGAAGATGATGAACTAGAGCGAAAACTAATGCTTGAGGGTGTAGCTAAAAAATCAGATAGGATGGAACATTGCCTTATGTTTAACTATGTAGATGCCCTATTTACAGACCACGAGACAGCTAAAGAGTACCACCTACAAGCAACAAACATTATTAAAAATGAGTTTGGCGGGGAAATTCTTTAAGCGCATAACAGGTATTAAACCGACAGCTTTAGCTGTTCGGTTCTAATCAGTGTTATGTATAAAAGTTTGACTATTGTTTGTTGTGGGTATATTCTTACTTGTAGAAATAAGGAGAAAGAAAAATGTTACCTATTTATAAATGCAAAGCTTACTCAAAAAAAATAAGCAGAAAATATGAAGTAGCCAAACTCAAAGATTTTGTGAAATCAGCATACCCTGATGACAATGCAACCCTATCGGAGTTCATGGCATCTTTATTTGTAAGCAAAAAAAAGGCATCTGAAGCAATTAGCGATTTAATCTATATCGCTGAATGTCAGAGCGCTTACACGTTACACATTGCAAAACAGCCGCTTCTAGCTCATTGCGATCTTATGCACAAGGATGGTAATTGATGTACTTGCTTTTCCAGAGTATTGATGGGGTTATGGTTGCCACTCACTCTAGCTCAGACATAGAGAGTATTTTGGGTGAGTATAATGCCGCTATAGAGTCAGGTGTTACCTCTCTAAAGGTTGGTGAGTTTAGAGAGATTTATGATTTTAAAAACAAAAAAACAAAGTATAATGAGAACCCCTTGTAGCTCACTGCTATTGCCCTCTCCTCTTTAGTGGGTGGGCGCAAGGTTTTTAGAGGGTGGTCAACGACCTTCATACAAGTTTAGCCCGCTTGCCTCGAAAAGGGCCACCAACAATGGAGAGAGTTATGAATATACACGAAAAAGCGTTGCAGTTAACCGTATCTGAGCGTTATGCAGAAGCAATACCTTACATCAAGCAAACCTTAAAACTTATACCTAAAAGCGCTGAGATGCACGCATCTTTAGCTATGTGCTACATGAATTGCAGCCAGTTAACCAAGGCTGAGAACGCAATTTCAAAAAGCATAAAACTAAACCCCAGCAATGCTATAGCAAAACTGATACGCGCCGATATAGCCAAAAGAAAAGGGCTATTAAAATCATCCGAACACAACATAAAAGAAGCGCTAAGATTAAGCCCTGATAATGCCTCTGTGCTAGCTTTCTACGCTAATTTGCTTATTGAGAAGGGCGATATGAAGGGTGCAGCGAAATACGCTGACAAAGCAGAAGAGGTAGACCCAGAGAAGGGCTTAGAGTGTGCAATACTAGCCTCAAACTTTCTTAAAGCCACAAAAGATAGCAAGCATTTTAAAAAGCTACAAGATGAGTTTAATGAGGATCTTCCACAAAAAAACCTAATACCCGCAGCCTTTGCGCTTGGTAAGTGTTTTGATGAGGTTGGTGAGTATGATAAGGCTTTCAAATATTACGAGATAGGCAACACGCACAAAGCCGCCCAGCTTATCCTAAATAAAACACCAAGCGACCCAGAAGCTCACAGCGCATACGTTAAAAGCATCATCAAGCTTATGCCTGATTATCTAGTCTCAAGCAATACAGGCAAGGGCAACAACTCACAAGAGCCTATTTTTATCGTGGGAATGCCTAGAAGTGGAACAACGCTAGTAGAGAGCATTATTACAGCTGGTGATGTGGTTGCGGGTGGTGAGCTACCGCACTTCTCAACAATTGCACACACATTCAACTACCCTGATACAGATAATGAATTTAACTCATTTGATTTTGCTAAGCTTGGTAAGCAATACCTAGATAGAACGGGTTTAAGAGGTGCTAGATTCACCGACAAACTACCAAACAACTTCCATTTTTTAGGGTTTATTCGCCTTTGCTTTCCTAATGCAAAGGTAATCCATGTAAAACGAAACCCTTACGATACATGCCTAAGTATGTATTTTAATAACTTTACATCACTAAACTACACAAACAACCTAGAGCATTTAGGTGTTTATTATAATGATTACATGGATATTGTGGAGCATTGGCGAGGCTGTGTTGATTTCTATGAAATTCAATACGAAACCCTTATAGAGCATCAGGAGGAGGAGACAAGAAACCTTATTAACTATTGCGGCCTTGAATGGAATGATTGCTATATGGAGCCTCATAAAAACAATAGGCGAGTATCAACCGCAAGTATGCAACAGGTTAGAGAGCCTGTTTATAAAACAAGCAAACATAAGCACAAGAAATATGAAAAACATCTTGACTCTTTAATTGAAACAATTATGGTATAGCTAAACCATAAGGAGAGAGATATGAAAACAACTTCTAACCTAGAACGATTAATAGCCGATAAGTTTAAAACAGGTAACTCAACACCTGTAGACCGTATAACCATTACGCGAGCAGAATATGAGGCCACAGACCAAAAGCTAACCGAGCAAAGCGATAGCTTTATATCAGGCCAAGAATTCTTAGACGCAATGAATGACATGTCTAATCATACTGATGAAATAGATAAGGCGCTGAATATCGAAGCACTGGAGCAATAACATGACAGATAAGAAGCTAAAGCCATGCATTGTTAAGGATTGCTGCAAGATTGCAAAGAAGGGCGATAAATATTGCTCAATGCATCGCGCAAGACTTACACGCACCGGCAGGCTTGATAAGAAATCTTTAGGCGAGAAGCTTACTGATAATATCAAGTTAGTTAATGGTTGTTGGGAGTGGCAGGGATTCAGGAATCGTGGCGGGTATGGTCGGCTAAGAGTCTCAGGCCGAAAAATGCTAGCTCACAGGGCTTCATACGTTGAGTTTGTAGGTGAGATTCCAGAAGATAAAATTATATGCCATACATGCGATAACCCTTGCTGTATAAACCCTGCTCATTTATGGGTGGGTACACACAAAGAAAATTATGATGACGCTTTAGCTAAAGGTCGTGTTGACCCAGTTGCAAGAGCCTTGAGGAGATGGGAATTATGTCCAACATTCAAAAAAGCGTAGAGCTTGCTCCATGCCCGTTTTGTGGAGCAGATGCAGAAATTGCTGAATGCGCTGACACTCATGCAGGCGAAATTCAAAAAAAATGGTTCACGCCTAAATGCTTTTGGGATAACTGCCTAAGCTTAAATGGCATGTATGGAAGCTATGATGATGCATTAGAGGCATGGAACACCCGCCAAGATACCAATAGCGATGAAGTGCGTGAAGTTTTAGAGCTACTAGAAATGGAAGCCAAAAAAGTAAAAGAGCTTAGGGCGCGAGAGCGTAAGTTACTTGGTGTGCTTGATGTTGCGCTAGGTGATTATCAGGAATACAAAGCAGCCGCAATTTTAAATGAATTAAAAGCTTTAAACACCCTCCCCACTACTAAAAGCACTGAATGGATAGCAGTAAGCGAGCGATTGCCTGAGTACGATTTACCAACATTTTATGGCGTGATTGAAGATTTAAAAGACACTTATATCAAGAAGAAAATATACGATTTAAGTAACACAGAAATCACAATTATATTAAACGCTTTTTGGCAAGCGTCAACCCCACCAGAGGCTAAGTAGATGAGTACAATATTATGTTGGCATAAATGGTCTAAATGGTCAGAGATTGTTTCTTGCAACGATCGCCCATATCAATTTGCAAGCTGTGATAAGTGCAATAAGATTATAAGAAGGGGTGTTTGCCTGACAAATAACGGCGTAAACCCTTCTTTATGGAATAAGAAACCAGAAGAGGCTAAGTAGATGAGTGAATTAAAAGCAAAAGAACTAAAGTCAAAAATTGAAAGAAAGGATAGATACATTTTGGATATGTCTGACAAGCTACGTAAGTTTGGTGATGAGCTAATTAATTCCAGTGATGACATTGAAAGAATAAAAATGAAAATGAAGCGCAATAAACTTGAGTTTAGTGGAGATTTTCACGACATGAAGACCCTATGTTTACAGTTAATAGAGGCGGAAAAATTAAACGATATTCTTGATGCTATCGCTAACAATATTGGGTATGAGCTTACTAGCCAATATGTTTGCGGAGGTGCTAATTGTTCAGCAGAAAATGGATTAGACCATTCTCCAGAGTGTGTTTTAGAGCATGAATTAACAGTAAAAGGAGTCAGCGATGAAAGTTGACTACAACGATGTTAAAGAAGATTACGCAAGGCTTAACGCTGAAATATCCTCACTAACCCAAGAGCTAGAAGAGGCTAAGGCTTTTCAGGAAATAGCAATAGCTGATAACGCTCGCATGATAGAGAAGTGCAATAAATACTATGCCGAAATCGAACAACTCAAACAATCCCCTGATGCTGTAGTTATGCCTGAAGTAATTACCGATGTTTTACGCAATAGTTACAACGCAAAAGCACTAGCTTGTGAAATATGGACTGTAGACGATGCCTGTAGAGCCGTTGAGCAGTTTTGCAAAGCCCTTACCAACCCCACCAGAGGCTAAGTAGATGAGTGAAATATTCGAGACAGCTAAAAACCTAACAAAAGCAGAGTACGAGAAAGCTTTAGATTTCACTAATGATACTGACCATATTTATTTTTTAATGCGTGTATGGGCTGAGAAGCAATCCTTAGAGCTTAGACTATCCTCACTAACCCAAGAGCTAGAAGAGGCTAAGGTTGAATCAAAAATGTATGAAGATGCGTCAGTAGCATTTTATAACGACACGCTTGCTCTTGAAAAAGAAATCGAACAACTCAAACAATCCCCTGATGCTGTAGTGGCCATGCCTGAAGAAATTACAGCAGAAGCAAGCATCGCCTTAAATCACGCTATAGGTAATGCTAGAAGGGCAAGTAATACTACGTTACAAGAGGATATGTCGAATATTTACCAAGCAATACGCAAAGCCCTAACCAATAACGCAGATAAGGAGAATTAAAATGGGAATGGTTACAGATGTAGAATGGACTTGCCCTAAGTGCGAGACTAAAAATATAGCTCAGTTATACGATGACTGTTATCCCGTTGGCTATTTTAATAGAGATGGAAAGCCTGACCCGCTACCACATACAGCAATACCCTCTGACGCATCACTAAAATGGAATCCACCTTGCGAGGGTTGCGGCGAGTACAAACTATCTAACCCTGTTGTGCGGTTAGTTGAATTTCCAATTATTTGGGCAGATAAGGAGTAAGACGATGGATAAGTGGGAGTGTTTGTTTTGGGTTGCAATATTCGTATTAATTGTAACCTACGGTGTGATGCTTGGCTTTTTAACAAAGGTTGCCCATGAAGAGTGCGGCGGATGGTCACAATGTTTTGAATTAGCAGATAAGGACACAACCAATGAAAGATAAGAGTGAAAAGAACGAAAGATATTTAACGATTGAATCTGATGATGGCCGCATCAAAAGCGGAATAAATAGAATCTATGTAGGCGATGAAGATCAATTAAGCTTTAGATGGATGGACACAGGAGCTAAGGATAGTGAATTCCCTTGCCTGTATTACGCTATCGAGCGCATTGCAGAGCTAGAACAAAAGCTATCTGAATTCATTTAATCAATAACGCAGATAAGGAGTAAGACGATGTTAAGCGATAAAGAGGCAGGGATTGATTGTAGCGAGTGTGGACATAAAGAAACTGTTGACTCGCAAGACCAAATGGAAGCATTAAAGCAGAAGCTAGAGTGGAATGATTTTGGCGACCCTTTTTGCCCTGTGTGTGGTGATACTGTTTGGTTTGAAGATTACCTAGATTAAGGACACAACCAATGAAAGATAATAATGAAAAACCACAACACCAGATGGCTGCAATAGATTTAATAGTTACTAAAGGTGACGGAGTTGCACTACCGAACCAAAAACAAGCTATCCATGACTTTAAAGAACAGTGCTTAGAACAAAAGCTATCTGAATTCATACCCAAAGCAAAGCTAGTTGAGTGGCTAAAGGATGTTAAGAATACGCCTTGGGTACAGGTTGATTGGGAAAATAGTACTAAAGAGTCATTCGTTAAAGTCTCAGACCTACTACAAGCAATCGAATCGTATAGCTAGGGGGTGATTAGGTGAAATTAATAACATGGCAAGACATAGAAACAATAATCTTAATTTATGTAAATATCATAAAAACTAAATGAGGGTTTTACAATGAGTGTAGGGAGAGGAAAAAAAGGTGTATGTGTTGTAAATGATGATAGCAGGCCAGAATGTGCCAAGTGTGGCGGGTTTTGCAAATCGAATGGGCATGAATGGAAGTGTACAGACTGTGGAAAGCGAATAAGAAAGAAAGCGAACCTTAAAAACATTGAAGAGGCTGGATTTGCTAAGGCTGGATATGATGTGGAAAGCGCCGAGCAAAGAGCAAAGAGCATTAAGGCTAAGTATAAAAAGGGGTGTAGGTCGTTTGTTGTTACATCAGCTCAAAATAATACAGGTGAGTTTAAGGCGTTTCTCAAAGCTCTAAAAGTCTACTGCAAACAAAGAAAAGCCGAATTGATTGTAATACCCGTTCATTATAAAAATGCAAACTCATGGAATAAAGACACCGAAAAGCAATGGAGCGGCGAGCTAGAGCCTTATTTGGTTCATGGTGATATTAGCTTAGGACACGTATTAATACGCTCACACATCAAAATAGAAGCCCCTAGCATTAACCCCTTACAAGGCAAGCAGTCTCACGGCGGCAATAAGTGGACTGTGTTTGGTAATGCTCAGCACGCAATGGAGCCAGTAGCAACGCCTGCTGATTTAATGCCTAAGCGCATGTACACAACAGGCAGTGTAACTAAGAGAAACTATTCTCAATCAGATAGGGGTGCTAAGGCTGACTTTAACCATGTTTTTGGTGCGCTTACAATCAACTTTGTTAAAGGTTCCGATATTCCTTTTATCAGGCAGTTAAACTCTGATGATATGGGTAACTTTTACGATTTAGATAAGCGATACACACCCAAGGGAATAACAAAAGATCACCGCATAAAAGCCTTAACAACAGGCGATGAGCATGTGATGCATAATATAGTAGCTAAGGAAACATACCTAGCTAAAAACTCAATAGCCAAAAAACTAAAACCAGAATACATCGTAAGGCATGATGTTTTAGATGGTTATGCTGGGAGTCATCACCATGAAAAAATGCCCCTTGTACAGTTTAAGAAATTTATTGAGGGTACTAATTGCTACAGATCAGAGCTTAATGAGTGCATACGATTCATCGATAAAACAACACCTGCTTACTCTACTAATATCCTTGTTGATAGCAATCACCACTCTCATCTTGACAAGTGGCTGGATAGGGCTAACCCTAATAAGGATTTTACTAATACCGAGCTTATACATGAGCTTAGGGCTTTGCAATTTGATAATATTAGGAATAAGATTGATAAGAACGCATTTCAAATATACTTAGAGCCAAGGCTTAAAAGTAAGACGCGGTTTATAGGTAGGAATGAGCACTTTTTGATAGGTGATGTGGATGTGTCTCAACATGGCGATGTGGGCGCAAATGGTAGTAGAGGCTCAGCAAATGGCCTTGCTAAAAGCACCTACAAGATGACCATAGGACACTCCCATTCAGCCAGAATAGTGAAGGGTGTGTATCAGGTTGGTACGAGTACAGGTAAACTGGAATACGAGCAAGGGCTATCAGATCACAGCAATACGCATTGCATCCAGTATAAAAATGGCAAAAGGACTCTTTTAGATATAATCAACGGTAAATGGTGTGAGTGATGGGCGAAATTATAGATATGAGCAAAAGGAGAGAGCTAGATATAATAGCAAAAGAATTAGCTGAGAAGCTTAATTACAACAACGTAAGTATTATAGCGAACGATGAAGAGTTCTCTGTGATTATAGAGGGAACTGATGTAAAAGTCTCTTTTTGGGATGATGATATAGTCTCTATAGAGTTCAATCCAGATCATGCAATAGTATTGCCAAGAGATATATTTGCAACGCTGGTTAGTGCATCAAGCCTTATTGCTGATATTGAGTATAGGTGGGGCTGGCCCGAAGAGCTTGAGCTACCCTTGGCAGAGTATAAAGAAGATTTAGAGTGATAATTCTAAAATAAGTGTGTATTATTGCTCACCCAAACAAACACAGCGAGAATATTATGATTTACTTTCCAGTTATAAAGCCAGTTAAGGGATATAAAGAGGGCGTGAAGCTTATAAAAGAGAACTACCTATTGTTATTATCTTTAGTTTATATAGGTAGCGCTCTATACTTTATGGCTAGCTAAGGTATTAAACTTTCCTTATTAGCCTTCTTATTGGCCTTGTAAGACTCTTTTAGCTGCTCAACGATGCGATCATCAAACTCAGTCTTAGAGTGTTTTACGGCCATTTCTAGCGTTTCAAACACGATGTATTCAATAATAGCCTCACCACAAGCCGCTAGTGCTATCTTTTTTAAGATTGATAATAGAACTTTTATTAGTATTTGCATTATTTTAACCCTTTGTAGCTGTCTAAGTTTCCGCTCTTAATTATATCGCAAATGCGACGCCCACGGGATTTGACTTGACCATACCAGCGAGAATCAGCAGCCTCTAATGCCGCCAATTTATAATGACCATCATCTAAAGCTTGCCACATCTTTTTAAACTTCTTAAGGGTGGGCACTCCCATATTGAAAGCCATATTAATTAAAGCTTGCTTTCTCTCTTCATTCATTTTGCCGAAAATATCACCCACATCCTTATCTGTTGATAAAGCTAATTGGAATTCATTAATATCATTAGTTAATAAGTACATAGCCTCAACCTCAGATAACCCCTTATCATCTAAGTTTCGGCCCACACCAATCGTAGTCTTGCCGGATGTACACTCATAAGGCTTTAATCGCAAAGCCTCGTCAATAATTAGCATTTCTTTTAAGTTCATAATTTACCAAGGCCATAAGTTATTAAAGGTGCACCAATAAATGCGGCTACGGTGAAGTAAGCGCTCATTCTTGTCATCCCTGTTTCCAGCTTTTTTAATGCGTTATCAGTATCCTTATCATGTATCTCATCGTGATTTATATGATTTGTAAGAGTTTCCTTAATAGGTTCAACAATTAAAGTAATCTCTTTTGTAACGTCACTTTTAAGTTCGTCTATTTCTTCTTTGAACATTGTTCGTATTAATGAAAAATCTTCTACATCTAGGTTAGCCATTTTTTATTATCCTTAAATCAATTAAACTGGCGTATTTACAGTTGTACCAACCGCATCAGCCCACACAGATCCAGCCGTTGCTCCTTGTGCGTAAACAGGCTTGTTAGCGTCAGTATTATAATACATTTTACCCTCATATTTACCATACAGGTTTTCTTGTGCCGCTATATTATTAAGAGCTGAGTTTCTGACACCATCGTTCCATGTGTTGTTATCCTCAATAAAAACACCTGTTACGGTTGTTGTTCCTTGTATAAGAATTCTTGCATCGCTAGCGACTGTCATTGTTGATGAGTTACCTAAGCATGTAATGTTTCTAATACCAACAACATCACGCAAAAGAATAGCCCCAGAAACTGTTGCTCTAGTTTTGGTTGTGTCTAACTGATTATCCGATAACACTAAGTCTAGCGCTGTGGATGTGAATCCTCTAATTGCT